TTGGCGGCGGAGCACTGGCCTCTTTTGCCCTGCCCGGGGCCGTTTTAAATGGCGCCAAATTAGATGAGGTCGAGATCGTGCACGGCACATCGACCTGCGCGCTGACGATCACCAACGAGCGCGGCACGGTGATCTGGAACCTGGCGGCCTTAGATGGCGCCGCCAATAAGATTTACGGCGGGCATGTCACCACCGGCATTTTTCCGAAAAAAGACTGTGTCTGGAATCTGACCACCGGGGTCCTGGACGCCGGCGACACGGTGGTGGCTTACTTTAAATTCACTAAAAGACAGTAAAGGGGGCGCCGCCGATGAAATCGCGCAGCTTGCTTTTATCGATAGTACTTTTGCTTTTTGCTTCCATTGCCCTGGCCGGTCCTCCGTCACCGGTGATGCTGGTATCGGATCTGGCCGATTGCCCGGCCGGATGGGTGTGCGTGGACAGGTCTGGAAACGTGAAGGCGCCGGGGTCCGTTTCTTATAGGGGGTGCGTTGTCTGCCGATAGCGTGTCGGTGGGTGATCCGATTACAGAAATAAACGTAGAATATCCTGTTTGGGAGGCAAAACTTGCTGACGGTACAGTGGTAGCTTCCATGACTGTGATTTGTTCCAATATTACTGACTCCAAGGCGTGCAGTGTCAAACTCTACACGATGGTAGCTGGGACATTGACCCTCGACACCACTTTTGATGGGCCATAGGTGATGCAATGAAAAAATATATACTGATCGCGCTCTTAATGTGCTTATTCGGCCAGGCCAGTGCCGCAACCATTTATATATCTCAAAGTGGATCTGGCGATGGTTCGACTTACGCAAACGCGGCAGCATACACCTATTATCGCAATACGTCGGCACCTGGCGATATTATCTACGTTTGCGGAACAATCACGAGCCAGCTTAGGGCAAAACAAAATAGCAGCGCAGAACCTCCAATAATTTTGTATTCTTGCGAAACTAAATATGGAGCATCAACTAATGACCCGGCCATTTTGACGGCCAATTCCCCGCTGTGGGTGGAATACGATTATAATTATGCTTACGGACTGATATTTAATGGTGCCGGCACTACAGCAACAGGGCTTTATATAGACTCAGGAGCAGATTACTTTAAGGGTTTTAATCTCATCGTTAAAGATTATACTGGGTATTGTAACTTTTTCGGCACGAACACCCTGCTCGATAAGTGTGATTTTTTAAGTGTAGGACTGAACATTCAGGGGCAAGCGGCAGGAGCTTCAAGCGGCTCCATGTTGCTATGTCGCGTAAAAGCCTCGACAAAATCAGAAGCATTTACTGTCAGGCTTCGTACTTCAACAAATCATCCGACCTGGAGTTTTTATAATAACGATATTTTTGGTTTTTATGCCGATACAACTTACCCCGCCGTTAGCATTGAGGCAACCGGAGGCGCTTCGACCTGGTACAATAATAATATTGTCGGTGGGGTCAAAAACGCCAACGCTGGCCACTCAGTAACCAATACAAATAATAATATTCTCCCCTTCCATAAAGACCCCGGCACAGGATGGCTAACAAACGTGACTCCTGGTGCTGGCACAATCTACCAAAATCCGAAATTCACTTCTTATAGCCGTCACGGTTATGTCATTTTTTCAGTAGACGATGCCAGTAATGTTGCTCACGCGCAGGCTCTCGCCGCCATATTGGCCGCAAATGGAAAGAAGTTCACCTACACCATGCCGGCATATGCTGCCAGTACCATAGCCACCGAATTGCAGGCGCTCAATACGGCAGGTCATGATATCGCCGTACATTCATACAGCCATTCAACACTGACGACCACCGGCAATATCTTCAGCATTACAAGTCCGGCAGGGCAAACCATAGACATAGATAAAACCGGCGACCAGATCGTAATTACAGGAGTAGGCGCGGTATCCGGTTTAGCGGCAAAAAGCTTGACGACAATCCGGTCTGATTTAACCGCCCTTGGATGCACTTTGGGGGCCATAGCTTCTGGCATAGAAACTAACAGTCTTGGAGAAATTATGGCAGACTCATCCGGCGCTCAAGCATCTCCATACACTCCGCAGCTCTTAATTGACGCCACCGGAGCCACCGGATTTTTTCAGGCTGAAGTGGCCACCGCAAAATCAACCGTCGAGTCAGTAGTTGGTGGAGGATTTACTGCTAAGACATTTATCTATCCTGGAAATTATCATGATGCCAATGTGCGCCAGGCTGTCAAAACAGCCGGTTTTATCGCTGCCCCTGGGGCTGCCGGCACCGGCAACACCAACGATAAGTTAAAAAACTTTGATATCTACCAGTTTTTCAGGCTCGACGCAGCGCAGTTAAAAGATGCTACCGGGGGTGGTTCGGCTGGCGATGAAACAAGCGTTCGCACCAATGCTCGCGCAATGGGGATCATGTGCGCCGAAAACGGGCTTGTAGTCAACGTAATGATTCACGGAGCAGATACTTTTTCGGAAGATCAGCTCACATGGACCCTGGAAGAGTTGCTTGATGTGGCCAGCCTTGACATTGTTTCGGTAGCGGAATTTGCTGTAATTGTGAGAGATGGAGGAAGCTGGACTACCGCCGACGACATAACCTATGCACGAGCTACATGGACTGACGAATCAGACTATCAATTAGCCCTATTATCCCTAAATATTCTATCTGGCACGCAAGCAGGCGCCTTAGGGTGGGGAAGCACACAAACAGATATTTTCGGCAACACTTACTTTTTTGCTCCTTACGATAGACTGAACATCGGAGCAGATCAGCAATATAGTGATGCTTACACGCGCAGCCTATTGCCGTCTGCTGGCGTGGCTTGGCGATAGGGGCCGCAATGAAGGATGGTCCGGACTCAGATAAAACGATGAAAAAAGGGTTTTAAACCATGGCAATCCCAAGCTGGCCAAGCGAACTTCCGCAAGCGCTTTTAGTCGACGGCTACAGCCAGGCCGCCGCCGATAATGTACTTCGCACGCCCATGGACCAGGGCCCGGACAAAGTGCGCCGGAAGCAAACCAGCGGGCCTCGGCCGGTGTCCGGAAGCATTATAGTCACCACCGCGCAGTTGGCCACGTACAAAACCTTTTACGTTACAACACTGCTGGGCGGCTCGCTGCGTTTTAGCCATGTGGATCCGGACGATGGCACCACGGCCGTCGAGATGCGTCATACTGCGCCGCCCAGCTGGTCGCCGGCGGGCCTGCGCTGGCGGGTTGCTCTTGCCCTGGAGATCTTGCCATGACGTTGAGTTTAAATTTCAGGCAGGCCGCCTTTGAGGCGGAATCGGGAGTTTTCCCGATTTGTTTAATTACGATTGACCATGCGGATCTTCCCGCTCCGATCCGGCTTTCGACCGATCCGACGCAGCGGATTTCAGAACCCGTGGCCGATGTCGTCTACGGCACGGTGTCGCGCGGCAACAGCTTTTACTTTTTTCCCTGCGAGCTAAAGCTGCCCGACGATACCGACGACGGTCCCGGGCAGATGTCGCTGCAATTTTCCAACGTCAACCGCGACTACATCGCCATTATCCGATCGATCACCGGCCGGCCCACGGTCAACATCGAGATGGTGCTATCTAATGCCCTTAACACCGTCGAGGCCCAGTGGCCGGAATTTTTGATCACGGATGTCAACTGGGACGCCGGGCTGATCTCGTTTTCGATGTCCATGGAAACCCTGGAGCGCGAGGGCTACCCGTCAGGGTCATATACCCCGGCCGCGTTCCCGGGGCTGTTCAGGAGCCTATAGCATGCCAAGCTGGACCGACGCATATATCGGCCTGCCCTTTATCGCCGACGGCCGCACCCGGGCCGGCTGCGACTGCTGGGGCCTGGTGTGTATCGTCTATACCGAGCAAATGGGAATAATCTTGCCGCCCTACGATGGGATCCTGGGCCAGCAAAGCGCGGCCGATCTGCTGCGGATATCGCGGGCCATCAAAGTCGAGTCCCGCAAATGGCGGCCGACGATCACGCCGGGCCCGTTTGATGTGGCCCTGTTTCGAAAGGGCGGGATCCCGTCGCACGTCGGCGTACTGGTCGACCGCCGGCATATGCTGCACATATCGGATGAAACGGCCGCCGTGATAGAAAACATTTCAGCGCCGCTGTGGAAACAGCGCCTGGCAGGATTTTACCGCTATGCCCGATAAAAATATCATCATCCGCCCCCTGCCCTTTGCGGCCCCAACGGCCATGACCGTGCCGGGCGGCCTGACGCTGTCACAGATGGTCGACCAGGCCATGGTGGGCCGGGCCATCGGCACACCGATCGTCGAGGTCAACGGGATCCCCATCGAGCGAGATGCCTGGAAAACGTTCGTGCCGGGGGCCGATGATCACGTTTTGATCTACACGACCGTGGGCAACGGCATGGGCGATAACCCGCTGCGCATGATTTTAACGATCGTGGTGGTGGCCGTGGCCACTTACTACGGCGGCCCGGCAGGCGGAGCAGCCGCGAAAACCGTTTTTGGTGCAGGCGCCGCAGGGATCGGAACGGTTGTCGGCACGGCCGCGGCCATGACGGCCGGCATGCTGTTGGTCGACGCCATCGCGCCGATCAGAGGTTTATCCGCCGCCGCCCAGCAGTCCTATGCCGACAGCCAGGCCTATTCGATCAGCGCCGGGTCCAACCGCGCCCGGCCCTACGGTCCGATCCCCATGAATCTTGGCCGCAACCTGGTCTATCCGGACTGGGCCGCCCAGCCCTACACGGAGCTTGTGGGAAACGATGAGTACCTGCGCATGTTGTTTTGCTGGGGGTACGGGCCGCAAAAAATCGAGGATATCAAGATTGGCGACACTTTGCTGTCATCTTATAGCGATGTCGAGATCCAGACCATCGAGGGCTTTGCCACGGATCCGGCAATCACCCTTTTCCCGGCCCAGGTCGCCCAGACCGCCGTGGGGGTCGATCTGGATCAATCCGCCGGCTGGGTGACCCGGACGGTTGCCGCCGGCGCCGATGAGCTATCCTGGGATGTCGAGTTTGCCGCCGGCTTGATGGAGATCGACAACTCCGGCGGCCGGCAGTTTGTGACGGTCAATCTGGACATGGAGTATCGCCGGGTCGGCGCGGCCTTGTGGACCAATCTGACATGCACCGCCAATTACGCAGCTCAGGTGGTCATTCCTGACCATTTTCCGGCCGGCACGCACATGGTGCTGGCCAGGCCCGACGGCACCATTTACGCCTCCCAGGGTCCATCGTATCTGGGACTTTACAAGCCCTTGGGATCCTTTTTTGTGACCGCCGAATCCGGCGTTACGGACGGGTATGCCTGGACCACGAACGAGATTACCAGCGTGACGGACTGGATCGATGCTGCCGTGACCGGGCTAAATCTGTCCTTTACCCCGGGCGCAGGGCTGATCAATGTTTCGGCCGGCAGCGCGACTTTCCCGGCGATTGCGTTTCGGGAAAAAACGTCCTCGACCGTTCGCCGAGGCTTTAGGGTGACGGTTGACCGCGCCTACGCCCATGAGATCCGGATCAAGCGCATCACCGAGGACCGCATTGACAACGACCGTATCGTGGACCGCTGCAGATGGTCCTTTTTGCGGGCCATCACCAATGAAAGCCCGGTTAATTTTGGCTATCCTCTGGCCCTAACCGCCCTTCGCATCAAGGCCACCGGCCAGCTGTCCGGCGTGATCGACAACTTTAACGGCATTTGCACGTCCTACGCGCAGACCTTTAACGGTGTGTCCTGGGGGGGGTTGACGCCCACTCAGAATCCGGCCGCTTTGGCACGCTTGGCGTTGATGGGATATGGCGCCGGCATCAAGGCCCGCACGGCATCCCAGATGGATGAAGATATTTTTGGAGACTGGTACGAGCAGTGCGCGCTGCTGGGCTATCAATTTAATCAGTTCAGGGATTTTAGGTCGTCGATTTGGGAGACGTTCGCCGATATCGCGGCCTCGGCCAGGGCGGCGCCGGCCATGCCCAGCGGCAAATGGTCGGTGGTGGTGGATGCGGCCGGCAAAAGCGTTGCCCAGCACCTAACGCCGCGCAACTCCTGGGGCTGGTCATCCAATAAAAAGCTGTTCGAGGCCCCGCACGCCTTCCGGGTCAAATTTCGCAACCAAAACGCCGGCTGGGAATGGGATGAACGCATCGTTTATGACGACGGCTACGGCCTGGCCAACGCCACGGTCTTTGAGCAGATCGAAATGCCGGGCATCACCGACCCCAACCTTGTCCATAAATTTGCCCGTTTTCACATTGCCCAGGCGAGGTTGCGCCCGGAAGAACATTATTGCTACATGGATTTTGAGCGCCTGGCGGTTTCGCGCGGATCGAAGGTTTTGGCAGCTTCCCCGGTTTGCCTGTGGGGGATTGCGCAAGGCCGCGTCAAGTCCCTGGTGCACCCTGTTGTGGGAGAAGAAGAAGATCCGGATCACGTCATCGGCGTTGTGCTCGATGATGTCTGCACCATGGAGGAAGGATCCGACTATGCCGTGCGCTTTCGCCGAAACGACGACACCAGCGTCGTGGTGTCGGTTGAAACCGAGGTCGGAGAAACCACCACCTTGACCTTTGCCGCCCAGATCGCAACCTCGGCGGGCCCCGCGGTCGGAGATCTTTTCATGTTCGGCAAAGCCGATCTTGAGACCGTGGAGCTATTGGTTAAGCGCATCGAGTCCCAGAGCCATTTTGCAGCGCGTCTGACCCTGGTGGATCTGGCCGAAGATATTTACAGCGCTGATATAGGCGATATCCCGGATTATGACAGTAAGGTTACCGGGCCGGTCGATATTACTAAAATCGCGCCGGTCACGCCCACGATTTCCAACATCGAATCGGGCCTGGCAGCCCTTAAAAAAATAGGCGCAACCGTCAGGGCCCGCATGCTGGTGTCCTGCGCGGCCGGCGCCGGCAGCAACGTGCGCATTGCGCGCTACCAGGTGCGCTACCGGGTGGTGGGAGCATCGGCCTGGTCCTATGCCGCCTGCCAGGTGGATACGCCCACGGCGGTGATCTCCGATGTGATCGAGCTTGAGCAATACGAGCTTTCCGTCCAGGCCCAGAGCATCTATGGGGTGCTGTCGGCATGGTCGGCCAATTATACCGAAACCGTCGAAGGCTCCACGCAATTGCCGTCCGACGTTGAGGATCTACGCATCGAGATCGTCGGCGCCATCGCCAATTTGTCCTGGCCGGCGGTGACCGACATCGATCTTTCCGGCTACACGATAAAATTTTCATCGGTCACAACTGGAGCCACCTGGGCGACCGCCTACACCATCGTGGATCTGGTGCCGCCTTCGGCCGTGTCGCTGACCCTGCCCGCGCGCCAGGGCACCTATCTGATCAAGGCCGTGGACCTGGGCGAGAGGCTAAGCGCCAATGCCGTGGCCGCGATAAACGCTTTTGGCGACATCCAGGAAATGAACGCGGTTGAAACGGCGACCGAGGATCCGGGGTTTTCGGGAACGCACGATAGAACGCAGCTCGATGGCTCCATCTTGCGCCTGGCGGATTCTTCCGGCGTGCTCGAGTGGGACGAGGCCGGCGGGGTCGTGCCATCGAGCGAGGGCGGTGTCGAGATCGACGAAGGGGCCGCTGCGACCGTGCTCACCGAGGGTTATTACAATTTTGCCAATGCGGTGGACTTAGGAGACGTCTATGCAAGCCGGGTGAGTCTTTCGATGATATCTGGCGGTGTCGATCTTTTAGAAGATTTTTTTGCACGGGAAGATTTTTTCGGCGTGGCTGATTTTTTCGGGGTAGAACTTGGCGATTGGAACATCATCGCCCAGCTGCGCCACACCGACGATGATCCGGCAGGCAGCCCGGCCTGGTCGGCCTGGAAAACCTTTGGTCTTGGGGATTATACCGCCCGGGCTTTTGAATTCAGGGTGCTCTTGCAATCCTTATCTCCGGGAATATCTCCTGCCATCACGGATCTATCGGTCACCGTGGATACTGTCTCTTATACACATCTGACGCTGCCGACGATCTACTCTGTGTAGATCT